CCGTCTCCCCCGCCTGCACCGCCGGCGCTGCCGACGACATTGAGATAGGCAATCGTGGTCCCGTTACTGCCATTAAGCCCGATGATCTTGATCCAATCCGATGGCAGGACAATGGGGGCGGCGGTGGAGCTGCCTGTGGCAAAATACGATGGAGATCCACCGCCAGCTTTTGCACCTCCGCCGCCCGCGCCCCCATTACCACCTGCCGACGAGCCGCCGCCCAAATATGAAAACTGGCCGTAGTAGGGGGCCACACCACCGCCGGCGGCCCCATTACCGGCCCCCCCGGTCCCACCAGAAATTGTGTTGACGTTGACATACGGCACCGGGAGCGACGTCCCAATCGGGATGAGATTATTGCTCCACGCACCACCGATGGCACCGCTCGCCGATGCACCGGTGGTGACAGCTGAGCCGACAATTGCACCGGGGGGTGCGGCTGACAGATCGAGCGTGCCGGCGACGTATAGGTGCCACCCGGCGAGCACCAGCCGGCCAGTGCCGCTGATCGTCAAGGCGGTGTAATTGGCGTCGTGCGTCAGCGTCACGGTGCCGCTGCTGATGGTCAGCGCGCCATCCATCCCGGTGCCCCAGATGCCTGGCTGCGCCTGGACGTATGCGGTGGTGGCGATCCGGGTAGAGCTGTCGCTGGTGGTAGCCGTCGGAGCGGTCGGCGCGCCTGTCAATGCCGGCGACGCCAGCGGAGCGTAGGAGGACAGCGACGACAGACTGACATAGGTCGAGGCCGCCGAGCTGCTCGTCAGATAGCCGCTAAGTGCCGAGGCGATCAGCGCATTGACCTGGCTCGCCGACTGGTAGCCGGCACCGGCGACAAACGCCGTGGTGGCGATCTGCGTGGTGTTGGTGCCAGCGGAGGCTGTCGGAGCGGTCGGCGCGCCTGTCAATGCCGGCGACGCCAGCGGAGCGTAGGAGGACAGCGACGACAGACTGACATAGGTCGAGGCCGCCGAGCTGCTCGTCAGATAGCCGCTAAGTGCCGAGGCGATCAGCGCATTGACCTGGCTCGCCGACTGGTAGCCGGCACCGGCGACAAACGCCGTGGTGGCGATCTGCGTGGTGTTGGTGCCAGCGGAGGCTGTCGGAGCGGTCGGCGCGCCTGTCAATGCCGGCGACGCCAGCGGAGCGTAGGAGGACAGCGACGACAGACTGACATAGGTCGAGGCCGCCGAGCTGCTCGTCAGATAGCCGGACAGCGCGGACGTCCAATCGGTCAAATCGGCATGGCTGAGTGTCACCGCGCCCGTGCGGCCAGCCACCGAAGAGACCGGCGACGTGTAAGACGCCAGCGCGCTGGAAAGGCTGGAGCCGGTAACAAAACCTGACGTGGCGCTCGCCCAGTCCGTGATGTCGGAATGGGTGAGCGTAACATCCCCCATGCGACCGGCGACGGAAGTGACGGGCGGGAGATAGGCGGCAAACGCGGCGGCTATCTCCCGCCCGACCTGCACGGATGTCACGCCGCCGATATTCGCCAGAGCTGCAGACGGGGACGCGATATCCAATAGGTTATTGCGGGCTTGCAGAGTGCCCGCCTGCTGAGCGACGGCAGGATTAATCAGTAGGCCGACAGCCAGCAGGCCGGCAGTAATCTTGCGCATCAATAGATCCACTCCTCGCCGATCCGGGTGAAATTGGCGTCGTCGCCATCTGCCACGGTGACGCTCTGCACCGATCCAGACGCGCTGGGCAGCACATCGCCCGCCGGCGCAAAGATCGTCACGGTGCCACCGGTGCGGTTGCGCACGCCAGATTTTGCAATCGTCTTTTGTAGCACAAATGCAGAGCCTGCGCCCGGCATAAGCACGTTGACCGTGTACGGCAGCACCGCGGCGGACTGGGCGGTGTTACCGGTGGAGGCGACCTGGCCGACGGTGTCGCCGCCCGAATAGCTGGCCGTCAGGCCAAACAGCGCCGCCAATTGCGCGTCGGTGAGCGATACGACCGAGAAAATCATGATGCCCTCGCGACATTGAGGCGGACCAATGGCCCCACGAAGACCAGGCCACCGATTGGTGCGTGCATGGAAACGATCAATCGGCCCACTGGCCACGCTGCCGTCGTCTCCCAGAGCGCAAAATAGACGCCAGGTGTGGGACTGGGCTGCATCACCGCTGAGGCGATAATGTCACCAGCGTCGCCCAGGATATTGACGGTGATGCTGCCCGATGCAGACAACGGGTTGCCGGCATCATCGGCCAACTGCAGCCCGACACCCCACGGAGAGCCCTGATTTGCGGTCAATTCGACAGTCACGCTGCACCTCCTCCGCCACTCTACCGCCCGACAGGCCATGTTGGAGTGGACGTGGCGGCGACAAAAAAGGAGCCGACAGCTTGTCCTAGGAACACCGTCAACTGCTGAATGAGGTTGCCCTGCTGATCCTTGACCACGGCAATGATCGTCGCAGCAGCATACATCCCAACCCCCACGCCTCGCCCTGGATAATCGACGTCTCAACCGTCATAAGTCACCTCAAAGGCGAGCTTAACCGCCCCTTAAGCGCCTATTCAGGCTGTCCGATGCGACCCTATCAGGGGCCGCCGCCGCCGCTACTGCCGCCGGTATCAGTCGAAGCCCCGACCACGTTGGCCAGCGCCAGCCACGTCGATCCGGTCGCAACCAGCGTGGTTTGGCCACCATAGCCAGCATTGACCGTGAACGACGTCGTGGCGCTGCCATTGATGTTGCCGGACAAGACAACGGTCGATCCCACGGATGCCCCCGCGAAAAACCGCAGCACCGATCCAACGACGGAGGGCGATGGCAGCGTCAAGGTATAGGCGCCAGACCCGCCGATATTGATTAAATTACCGGTCTGGGCCTGGGTCAGAGTGGCGGCTGCCGAGACATTGACCACCCCGGCAAAGTTGCCGAGGCTCGTCGAAAGTGCATACGCCGATAAGGATGTGGTGAGGGCATAGGGGGAGAGGTTCGGCACGGTCGTCATGACTGTGCTGTCCGAGAATTTTATGCCACTTGCCCCCGCGACGATCTGCCCGCCGACAGAGACGCCCGCATCGAATGTCGCATTGCCAGTGGCATGGAGCGTGCCGGTCACCGTGGAGTTTCCGGTGATCGACACGGTGCCGGTGATCGATGCGCCGCCCGCTGCGACCGAAATTCCGCCGGCCGAGACGACGACGCCGCCGATGCTGATCGTCAGCGTCCCGGTCAGCGTGCCGCCCGCCAGGGGGAGGTAGGTCGACCCCGGCAGCACCCCGGCCGGAGTGAACAGCCCTGCGGTCTCGTTGATCGTGCCCACCAACACCCAGGCGCTGTCAGCCTGGTTGCGCACCGAAATCTGGCCGTTGCTGGTGTTGTGCCACCAAATGCCCCCCAAGCTGCTCAGCCCGGTCGATGTCGTTGTGGGAGCGGGCGTGCCCTGGGCCATCGTCGCCAGCACGGCCAGAGCCGCGTTGATAAGGCCCTGTTCGGCGACGCCAGAGATGGTGCCGGTCGTCGGCAGCTGATGCGTGGTCATCTCAATATCCCTGCACGAGGAGGTTGACGGTGCGGGCGACGCCGGAGCCGCCATTCTGCACCTGGACAGTGCAGCCCGAGAGGCTCTCCGAACTGACGATCAGCGTATCTCCCGACGATCCGCCGATGATGGTGCCTTGAATGGCCGGGACGGATGCGCTGCCCGGACCGCCGTTAAACGGCACTGCGGCGCCGCTGCCGTCCGGCTTAAAAGACAAGGTCAGACCACCGGATGGCACCGACAGCGCCATATAATGATCGTCGCGCTCCGGCGCCGAGACGAAGAAGGTGAACGTCAGCAGGGCTGCCTGGGTGGCCGGATCGGTGGTCTGGATTTGCATCCGCGCCTTGAACTTGCGGCCGACATAGGCTCCCGGCACGAACCGCTGCCACGCACCCCAGGTCGAGCCATCCTGACTGATGGCGATCTCCGGGTAGACCTGGACGGCCGAGGCCGAGGCCGCACCGAGGAAATCGCTGATCGCCAACCAATCGGTGATGCTGAGGACGTTCTGCCCGGCCGGATAGCCGGCGGAACTCCAATTGATCAGCACATTGCAGGCGCAGGCTCGGCCGACATCGATTTCGTGTCCGGTCGGGATTTCATAAGTGCCGGACACCTGGGAAGTCGGACCTCCGCCGGTTGTGACGATGCTGCCTGAGATCACCGCGCCGCCGCCCAGCGTGCCCGTCCACGCGGTGGCGAATTCATCCCAGGTCGCGGCGACGTTGGTGACGATCGCCGACCCCTGGATCGAGACCGACACCGGCGCGCTGTAAACAACCACGCCAGGAGCTGGTGCGACGACCGCAGCGACCCAATAGGTGTCGTCGCCATAGACTGTGAAGGGCGGATGGGCGACCGAGCCGAGACGCAGGCCGCTCGCCCAGCTTGAGCCCTTGCGGATTTCATAGTCCGGACCACGCCAGTCCGAGACCTCGCGCCAGCTCAGGGCGGTGTATTGCGCGATGTAGCTGGTGCTGAGGTTGGTTGGAGCCGCCAGCGCCTCAGCCAGCGCCACGCCCTGCACCGTGTAGGGATAGCTGCTCACCTCATCGAGCGTCGGCTGGCCGCCGCCGAAGGCGTTGACCGGCAAAATCTTGAAATAGAGCGTCGCGCCGATCCGGTCGTCGGACAGCGGGAAGCGGAAGTAGCTGCCGGAGCTCAGGCGCACCAACGGCGTGCCTGCGCTCGATGCGACGGGAGCGCTATCGAATTGTCCGCGCACCAGATAGCTGAGCGAATAGGTGCTGCCGGCGCCAAGCGTCGCCGTGGCGTAGGAGAGGAACTCGCCGCCGACATAGCAGATCGTGTTGGCCGACTGGGCGTCGTCATGCGTGCCGCTGAGCAGCTGCGCGCCGGTCTCGGCCATCGACACCGTCAACGTGTTTGTAGCGTCGATCGTCGGCAGCCCAGGCGATGCCGGAGGCACCGAGGGCAAGCCGCCGGTGAGGATGCCGACGCGCGAGTTGCCGTCGAACGTGCCGGCGAGGGTGAAGGTGCTGTTATCCGTCGACACCCAGATGTCCGCACCGCCGAAATTGGCGGGTGCGCCGATGGCGATCCAGATTTCGGTGGCGCCTGCCGCCGCATAGGTCGGCTCGAAGATCACCGGGGCGATGACGCTGGCGACGGGCGTGTTCCAGCCAGGGTTCACCGCCAGTCCGGGCTGTGCGGCATAAAGCGGCGCGGATGCCGTGCCCGCGAGGTATTCCTCGGCGAAGAAGGTCAGCGTGGCGTCGGCATTTTCGGTGATTTCAGTGATGCGCACCCATTGCGGCGACACCCCAAGGGCGGGGTCGGAGAGCGCCACGATGTCCATAGGATCGAGCAGAATGTATTCCGCGCCAAGGGTCACCGAGAAGGTCTTCAGCACAGCCTGACGTCCCAGCATCAGCTGGGCCGACATCATCGCGGCCGACTGCAAGCAGAAAAAATGCAGCGTCTTCGGCGTGCGCCGCAGCCCGTATTCCTCGATGCTGGCGTCGTCCGGGGCTTCGATCACCGTGGCGTTGTAGGTGTTTGTGCGGTCGAGAAATTCGATCGTGAAGCTGTTCTGCTGATCGGACGGCCGCTTGATGCTTACCTGCACCGGATCGGAACTGGAAAGCGCGGTCGCGCTGCTCGGGTTGCTGCCCTGCGGCGGTTTGAAGTCGGCATCGCCCAGCGTGTAGAGTGGGGCGCTTGGCGCGGTGTAGGTTCGGCCGTTGGCGGTGATCGAGGTATCGCCGTAAGGCACCACTTTCAGAAGTCCCCCCGACCAGACCGCCGCGCTGTTCGTGGCGTCGAGCAAATCCTGGATGAACTGCCGCGCCTCGGCCTGATCGGTGATCACCGGGCTGACGACCAGGCCGTTCGCGATGCAGTAGTTCGACCAGGTGGTGAGGTCGCCAAGAAAGGCGGACGGGAAGCCGACGCCAGAGGTGGGATTGGTCAGAAAGTCAGTCATCACCGGCGCCGGATCAGCGTCTGGAACGCCGGAATAGGCATTCGAGATCACCATCCTGGCCTCGACGGTGAGGTTCGGCAGCGACGAGCTGTTGCCCAGGTTGAACGCCGCACCGGCCACATAGCTCAGACCACGATAAGCCAATGCCTGATCGGGGTGGATCGAGGTCAGATAGGACCAGGGGGTTTGCGAGTAGCCACCGCCGAACCCGGCGAGATCGAGCGCCGCCAAACTCGATGCCGTCGCGTTCACCCAAACCGTGCCGAAGGCGGCGATCGGCGTCTCGCACAGCGACATGATAAGGCTAGCCGAATAGGTGACGCTGCTGCTTCCCTTGCCGCCGCCGCCCTTGCCGCCCGAGCCGCCGCCGTGTGACGAAAAGTCGCCATACCAGATCAGATTGCAGGCCAAACGGGGCTGACCCCAGGCCAAAGGGATCGCCTTGCCCTGCAGCGCGGTTTGAATGCGCAGCTGGCTGTCGATGGTCTGCTTCTGGGATGGCGATCCGAACATCAGCCCGGCTCCAACGTGAACGCGCGGGGCGGACGCTCGGCGAGATCGCCCTGGTCGGCGCGGCCTTCGTGGATGAGCCGTGTGGACCAGACCGCGTGGATGATATGCGGCCAGCCCGGATCGATGACGATCGCGCCATGCGCGAAGGCGCGGCCGACACGGAAGAGCAGCAGATCGCCGGGCTGGACCTCCGCCACATCGATCTCCCGCGACCGCTCGAGGACGGCGGAGAGATACCGCTCATCGGCGCGATGCAGGTGCCAGTCCGGCGGATAATGCGGCAGCGTCACCGGATCGATCAGGCCGCAAGCCTCATAGACGCAGACCACCAGGCTGCAGCAATCCGCGCCGCCCGGCTCGGTGATTTTCCCCGCCGCATCGCGCTGCACCTTGATCCGGCCAGAGGTGTGATAGCGCGTGCCAATCCACTCCCGCGCCTCCCGCACCACATCCGCGCGCCAGCCCGGCCTCATGTCGCGGTCTCCGGCGCGGGGATGTAGGGCTCGCCGCCAAAATGCAGATCGGCACTTCCACCCCAGAACGCGGCGCAGGTCATGAGCTGCCGATCACAGCCGGGATAGGCGGTGAAGCCATCGCCCGGTGAGATCGCGAACGGCATTGGCGCGAGCAGCTGGAAGGCGCCGTCGATCACGCCGGACGGCGCGGCCCATGCTTTCACAGACCGTCGAAAGCCGGCGTTGCTGCCGGAGGTGAAGACGATCTGGCCGCGCTGATAGGTGCCGCTCCCCGCGGGCGCCGCGAGCGACGACGTGAAGTTGGAGCGCGACACCACTGTGCCGACGGTGCCGGACATCGCATATGTCGACGCCACAGCCCCGCATCCGGCATCGAACAGCACATGCCGACAGCTCGCGCCGTAGACGTTGATTGGCATTTGCTGATCGAGCAGCTCGAGATGGCTGTTGAGCTGGATGGCGACGGCCGACCGGCCGACATCGCAGACCGCGACCCGGCCGACGAAGATCGTCACGACGCCGGTGGGCGCGATCGCGACGGCGCGCGGCATCGTCGGCCAGGTCGGGAAATAAGCCCGGTCAACGGTGACGACCGCGCCCGCCAGCGCGCCGCCGAGCACCGCTTGCAGCCATGGCTGGTCGCCGATTTTGTCGGGATAGAGCGCCCCGGTCACCGGATCGACGGCGCGCGGAGCGATCTGGCACTGCCAGGTATCGGTGTCGAGGCCGAGCTTCCAGTGGCCGGTGGCGCGGGTGCCGAGCTGATCGAACAGCGGGCCGCCATGCGTCCAAACCTGCCCTGAATAGCCGATGTCGGTATCGGCCGTGGTGTAGAGCAACGAGCCCCGGCCGCCGGCCAGCGTGAAGGTGTAGAGGTCGGCCATGACGAACGACCTGGTCGCCAGCAGCGCCGCCAGCGCACCGGGAGACGTCTCGTATTTTGCGACCTTCACAGCTTCACCGTCGTGAACTTGAGACCGGAGGTCGACCAGATCGCCGAATAGTCCTGCTGAAGATCGAGCCGGTCGTCATCGAACCGGCATAGCCAATTGAACGTGCCGGTCCAGGAGAGCGCCGTCGCGGCGGCCGGCGGCGTCGTGAAGGTGATCGCGCCGGTCGGGCCGATTGAGTAGGTGGACGACGAGACGACGGCCGGCGCGCCAGTCGTTTGCGCCGAGATCGTCACCCCAGTCGGCGAGAAGACCGGCTCAGTGAAGCCGCCCAGCGCCCGCACCAGCTGAAAGACCGTCGTCGCGCCATCGCCGACGCCAAACGGCTGAGCGGCGACCGCGCCATCGGATGGATCGGTGAAGGAGAACGCGCCGCCGGCACTCGCCATGACGCTGTTGTAGAGGCCGACCAACGACTGAAACTCGGCGTAGGCTGCGGCCGAACGCAGCACCTCGATCTGCAACTCGTATTGCCACTGCGGATAGGACCAGAGCGGAATGCGCGTCTCGCCGCCGCCGATGCCCTTCTGCTTCAGCGAAGACCAGATTGGCGCGCGCTTGCTGGGCAGCAGGATGCGCAGAGAGGGGAAGGCCGGCACCGTCATCTCGCGACACTCGGGTTGAGCCGTTGGAACTGCTGGAGCTGCTTGGCTAAGAAGCTCATGTTGTTCTGGAACAGCCGCTGCACCGAGGCCGCGTCCGTCGCGTTGACGTGCAGATGCACATCGCCGCCGCCGCCGCCGCCAGCGCCCGCGCGCATCGCCTCGGCCGCGTAGGCGGGCACGATCATCTCGCCCTTATGAACCTGGGCGATCATGTCGCTTGGCAAGCTCCAAGCGCCGACCGCGAAGCTCGGCAAGTCGCCGCCAAAGGCCGACACCGCACCATATGCGACACCCGCCGCAATCGGCGCCAGGACCGGTCCGACGATTGGAATACTCGACACGGCGGCGTAAGCGCCGGCAGCCGCCTGAGCGGCATCGCTCTGCACAGCCGCCGCCGCAGAGGCATGCTGCGCTGCTCCACCAACCTCTGCGGCGGTGACCTCAGCGGCTGTTCGTGTTGCAGCTCCCGTGACAGTTGCCGCCGTCTTGCCGGTCTCCAATCCAACCCAGGACGCCAGATATTTCGCGATGACGCCGCCGGTCTGCTCGCCATCATCCAGCGCAGTGCGTGCGGCAACGCCCGCCCTTGTCGTGGCTGTTGCGAACATCTCTTTTGCAGCCCAGCGCGCCATAGCCTGCGTCGCAAGCTGAATGAACCCTTGCAATACGGTGCTGGTCGCCTGCTGCTCCGCCTGCCTCCACGTCGTGGTGCGATCAATCAGGCCGGTCGCCATGCTCTGGCCGCGCGAGCCGATGCTGTCGAAGACCTGGGTGTAATCCCGTAGCGTTTGCTGCGTCGCCCGCTGGTCTGCCGCCGTCATCTGGGTCTGGATGCGCGCAAGCTGGGTCTGAAAATCCTGGGCGATAATCTCCCGCTGCTCGTTCGCCTTGCGGTATTCGTTGGTGCCGTCGGTGAGAGTTTTTTTCAGGGTATCAAGGGCGAGTAGCTGCGCTTTGCCCTCATCGTCCGTCGCCTGAAATTGCAATTGGAGGACATCGCTCTTGGTAAGCCGCTCGGCGGCTTCCTCTTCCTGGAGGTTCGCCACCTTTTCGGCCAGCGCCTTCTGACCAAGCTGGCGCCTGCGTTCAAGCGAGGACAGCTCCTCCTGCTCGATCTTAGCCTGATGCTCGCGCTGGTAAGTCTCCTCGGCCTTCAGCTCATTTTGGAATGCCGTGCTCTTCTCACCATAGGCGGTGCGCAAGATCGCCAGTTTCTGCCCTTCCAGCGAAATCCAGGTCTGATAGTCCTCACGGTTTGCGGCTTGCTGCGACGACAGATCGGCGATTTGTTCCTGCACCGATTTGCGCGTCGAGGCGACGGCGGAGCGGTCAGCGGCTTCCTTGGCGCGGATGCGTTCCATCGTCAGTTGCTCAGTGGCGCGGGCCAACCGGGTTTCAGCTTCCGTGCGCTGCTGCGCGGAGAGGTTCGCGCCGGAGGCTGCCTTGGTCCAGAAATCCACCTCAGCCTGCAGCTTCGCTTCCGCCGCCTGTCGCGACGTCATGTCGGACCGGACAGATGCTGCCGTCACTTGGGCAATCGCAGCTTCCTGCTTCTGCGCCCAGCCCACATCGCCCGCCTCGACCAGCGCAGCTTTCTTTTCCTGCAGGCTGACCAAAGCCGATTGCGCGGACGCCTTCTCGGCAGCATCCGTGGTTGTGGCTATCCGTTGTTCAACAGCCAGGATTTGCTGGTCGAGCTCCAGTGCCTCGCCCTTGCGCGCATTGGCCTTGGCGATAACCTCATCGGTCTCCGCGTCCTGTGGCGAGCGCGCAGGATCGGACATCTTGTATGGCTCGGGCTGCGAACCTTGAGGACCATCTGGCAGACCGGAAATGTTGGCGTCGCGGGTGGCAGCCGCTTGGCGATCCTTCGATGTCTGGAAATCCGCAGTCCTAGCCTTCAGGCGCTCGTAAAGCATCTCCTGAGCGGCCAGCAGGCTGTTGGTGTGCTCAAGCTTCTCGCGCTCGGCTAGACTTCCGTAGAGATTATTGTCGTCGAAAAAGCGCTTGATGCCACTGATCGTCTGCGCCTGCCGGGCGAATGCCTCGCTAACCTTCTCAATACTCTCGGTCGAATTCGCCGCGGCGAGCGCGGGAACCAGCGATGCAAGCGACGTCCGGAGCTCATCCGTCGTGCCGTGCATCCGCATGAATTCATCGGCGATATGCCGAGCGGCAGTTGAGCCGACGCCGTCCACTTGGTGCAACTGATCGGCCAGCGCTTTGGCTTGGGCCGTTGCCGCCTCGGGATCGCGCCCCATCAGCACCATCTGCGCATTCAGCGCGGCGGCCTCGTGCGCGGCTTCTCGGAAATTCTGGATGATGTGGTAGACCGCGACGCCGGCCAGCGCGACCGCGCCGCCCATCGCCAGCGCGCCCATCGAGACGTTGCCCATCAGCTCGGCCATCACGATCAGCGAACCGCCAAACCGGCTGAAATTCCCCATCATGGCTTCGTGACCGAGCACGAGCAGCTCGCGGGTGACGCCGCCGGTGGCGTGCCCAGCACGACCGGCCGCCCCCGGCACCTCGTCCATGCGGGCGCGCAGATCCTTGACCTCCTTGGTCGCGTCGCCGAGCGACGTGCGGAACACGTCGGCGCTGGAGGCCGCGCTGCGCGTCTCCCGCGTGACGCCAGTGATCGAATTGACCAGATCGGAAAGATTGGAGGCGCTGGTGCGCGCGGCCGTCGCCGTCTGCTGCACGGCATTCGTGAGGGCGGTCGCGGCGGGGGCGGCGCCCTGAAGCCCCTGCGTGGCTGCCTGCAAGCCGGTTGTCATCGTGGCAACCGATGCGGTCAGCGACTGCATCGCCGCTTGTGCTGCCTGGCACGCGGCCTGAAATCCGGCGACTTCGCCGCCGAAGGAGATGGAGACCTGGGTGTCGCTCATACCCGAATGCTAGAGCGACACCGAAGGGTGGTTCAGTCTGTCCGATGCGACCCTAGCGGCTATGTCATCGCCTTGGATTGACCAGGATCGATGCCGCCGAACAGCGCCACCAATTCGGCCAGCGCCTCATCCTGGCTTTGCGGCGTCGGCTTGGGTTTGATCCCAAAATACCGCGCCACCATCAGCGAGACCGGCGGGCAGAACTCCCAGGCCCGCCCAAGCGCCGCCGCCTCGCGCGGCCCCATGTGGTTCATCACCTCACGCCATGTCCCGGCTCCGAAGGCGACCAGCTCCGCCACGACATCGTCGATGCCGCCGGCTGTCAGCTGGCCGCCCGAGCTTCCCCCGACGCGGGCACCAAGCCGACCCAGCCCAGGATCGCATTCCATCCCTTCGTCAGGGCGATCACCTCGGGATAGGTCATCTCCTCCTCCAAGCAGGCGGCGGCGGCGGCGATCTGCTGGTCGAAGCTGTCTTTGTCCTGCTCGCCGGGCTTCATCGTGAAGTAGCAAAACGCTGTGATCATCAGCCTGAGCAGGTCCTGCTCCGACGCGGTGTTGCCATCCATTGAGGCGCGGCCGGCGGCGGCGATGGCGTTGATTGTCGGGATTGCGCGGCGGACGCAGCCGAAGCTGACCGGCGGCATGGTGAAATCCTCGCCGCCGATCTTGAGGATGGGAGCTTCCACGATCTTACTCCGAGAGCGAGAGGATGCCGAGGATGCCGGAGCTGTTCGCCGCCGCCTCGAAATCGAATTCCGGGATGGTCCAATCGTCCTGCTTGGTGGCGATCGCCAGCTTGGAGGTCGCGCAGCGGTAGAGCTTCACCGTCAGGAACTTGCCGTTGAACCCCGTGGTGAATTCCGCCTGGAAGTACGGCGTGGAACCCATCGACTGCTGGCTGAGCGTGATGGTGGTGCCGCTGGCAGCGGCGGTATAGTCATAGTTCAGCGCGACGGCCGCGCTCGCATCGGCTGCGGCGAAGGTGTAGACGCCGGCGTTCGAAACTGAATACTGGCCCACGGTCGGCGCGCTTGCCACCTTGGTCAGCAGATTGCCGGTCGCCTGATAGGCGACGCCAAGGTCGGCGACGAAGGTCGCGCCGTTGGCGGCGGTGAGCGTATAGGTCGACACCGCCGGCACCGTCCCAAGCTCATTGAGGGAGGTCAAAACCTGCCCGGTCGCCGCGCTCTGCCCGAAATACAGGCTGTTGAACAGGTTGGAGTTGATGCGGGCGAGCTTCGCCTTGGCCTCAACCTTGATCTTGCCGCGCGCCAGCTCGACTGCGAATACCGACTCGCCATAGAGCGGCTTGAGGTCGCCGGTGAAGGATAGCTGCACGTCCTGCAGGATGCCCATCGGCACCGGCGTCGAATTGGCGATATCGGTGCGGGTGCCGAACAGGCGGCCGGAACCGAAGTTAACCTGGGTCATCAGAGCTTCTCCGTGATGGCCTGGCGCAGCGCAGGAAGTGCCGCGAGCAGGTGGTTGTAGGCCCCGGTCGATTGCGCGACCGGCGAGTTGTGGATGTTCGCGCTCAACCAGAGCGAGACGATCTCCGGCCAGAGGTCGTCGAACCGCGCGGCGGCGTTCGAGACGGCGGCGGTCTCGATCGCGCCGCTCGGGCGCTCGACCTCGACCTCGGCGGTGGCGGTTTCAGTCGCATTCGCGACCGCTAAAGGATCGCTTTGGGCCGGGTTAAGCGCGTCTTCTGGGGTGTCCATCACGTCCTCACGGCAGCAGCATGGTGATCGGGATGAGCGCGGCAGCTTGCTGCTTCTTGACCGCCTCGTAGGTCTCGATGGTCCCCTCGATCCAGGCATGGGTGACCGCGCCGCCCAAGGTCTGCGCATCGAGATAGGGCAGCGGCGCCAGCGCGGCCTCGACCGCGTCGATCAGATTGTTCAGCGCGGGGCCGGAGGGCTGGGTGTCGTCGGGGGCCGCGACATAGATCAGCAGATGCGCGCGAAGAATGCGTTTCGGCGGCGTGCTGGCTCGTGGGGTGACCGTTTGGGAGCCGAGTTGCAGAAAGGCAGCGGGCAGCTCAGTGCTGTCCATCTCCTCAAGCAATCGCAGGCGGCGACTGACGGTGACGAACGTCGCGGGCTTCATCGCCTGGATAAGGCCGAACAGCGCGGTAAAGGCGGCTTCGCGGATCATGCCGCGCCTGCCACGGCGGCGGTCAGCACCCGCCTGATTTCGTCCTGGTTCTCGGCGAGAGTGGAACGGAGATAGGAGCGCTCCGGCATCGTCACGCTCTTGGCGAAGATCATCTTCCCGCCGATCATGAAGCGCAGCGCATTGGCGGTCACCGGCACAATCGTGCCGCCATATTCATGGATGCGGGCATAGACCACTCGATTGCCGATGACAGCCATAATGCCTGAGCTGCCATCTTGGATCTCTGTGTGAACATCTTCCCGAAGGTGGCCTGTCCGCGAATTCAACACGCCGCCTGTCAATTTCTCATCGACAATGACCGCTTGCAGTCTCGCCGCCTCTGCACTTACGGCCGCGAGCAACCGCTCCCGCGCACCTAAGCCGAGCTGACCAAGCTTCACGGTCACCTCTTCCAGACGCGTGACCGAAGCGGTGAGCGCGTCCGTCATGGATAGACCCGCTTGTATTGCGCCAGCAGCGTGGCAACCGAGGTCGGCATGTCGCGGGTCTGGAAGGCGGTGGTCTGGCCCTCGGCTGTCACCGAACTCATCCCGATCCGGGTGCGCTCGCGCCAGCGATAGGCCGCAAGTTCGATCACGCCCTGCTGGATGTCGTCCGGGATCACATAGAAGCCGGCGACGTAGGCAATCTGCACGTTCGCCTTGCCGCGCGCGAAGCTGTAGCCGCGCAGGCAGACGGTATCCCGGTCGGTGAACCAGCCGGACGGCACACCCGCGCCATAGGCCGGGATGTAGCGATCGTCGATCAGCACCGAGGCGACCGAGGCCACCGGAAACTGGCGCAGCGACAGCTCGCTCTTGCCGTTGCCGTCATAGGTTTCGGTGTAGGGCTGCTGGGTGAAGGTCCGATCCGTCCAGCTTTCGACAAACGCGCTCGCCGCCGCGAGCAGGCGCGACAGCACCTGGTCCGATGCCGTGTTCGTGGCGTCGATCGACAGCCACGCTTTCAGGTCATCAAGGGCGGCGAGCTGCGTCATCTTGCTTAGCTGCCTTTCTTCGAGGTCAGCGCAGCAAAGCCGGCCTCAAGCACATTGATGCGGGCAGCCAGCTCCTCGAGCGTGAGGGCGTGCTGCTCGGTGACGCTCTCGATATGCGGGTGCTCCGAAAAGCCGAACGCCTTGGCGGTCTCGACATGCTCGGCCGGGACTTCGACCTTGCCGTCCTTCACCGGCAGCTCGTGCTCGCCGACATGCAGCGCGGCGGCATGCTTCGGCGCATGCATGGTGATGCGATGCGGCTTGGTGACCGACGCGCCGGCCATTTTGGTTCCACTCATTGGGGTATTCCTCAACAGGGAGAGCTCTACCCCTGCTGGCCGGATCGCCAGCAGGGGTTAGACTTGCTCTCTGGGGGGGTTATGCGTTGCCGATGTTGTTGATCACGCCGAAAGCGGGTGGGAAGTAGTTCTGGAGCACACCATCGAAGGTGACGCTGAACGGGTATTTCCGGCTCGTCGCGGGCCACGGTTCGGCCAGATAATCGTGACGCAGGCGCTTCACGAGGACGTCCGCGACACCGCTGACGGGATAGGGCAGCTGCTCGGTGTCGAAGAACACAGTGCCGGGCGGCACGTTCGGATGCAGCCGGACATTGAGCACCTTCGACCCATTCAGCGAGAATGGGTTGTTGTAGGTCGCGACCGCGTCGCCACCCATCAGGCCGCCCTGGTTGCCGTTGATGATGAACCGCTGGGCGCCGGTGCCCCCGGTCGTCAGAACCTTGCGCTTGACGTTCCGCGCCTCCTGCGACGACACCCAGATGTTGTCGGGCGAGAGCCGGCTGACATCCCAGAAATACTGGAGCGCCGTGTCAAACTCGACGATGCCGCCGACATTGTCCGGCGTCAGTCCGGTTCCGGCGCCGGCTGTGCCGGTCGGCATCGAGTAGAAGTAGCCGCCATAGCCAGACTTCATCGTCTGGGTGAGCACGCCGTCATACACCAGAGCGTTGGTGGAGTAGTCGGCAGCGATCGCACTGGCGAGCTGCGTCCCAGCACCCTGCGCGGTGGTGATGACAAGCGAGTTGATCGTAGTGAGCGCACCGAGCCGTTCGTTGCCCGCCGTGCCCCAGAACCAGGCATAGCCATAGGCGCCACCAATGAGCGCGGTGCTCGTGGCGACCGAATGGGCGTTGGAGGCATCGTTGGCCGTGGTGATCGAGCGGTTCACGCTGGGCTGGCCGGTGCCGCCACCGAAGGTATCGGAGGTGCCGTCGGCATTGGTCCGCGTCACCTGACCGCGCACGCCGCCAGCGATGGTCGCAGCCGCATAGCCGGCGGCGGAAAGCGGCGCCACGATCACCGAAACCACGGTGTTGAACGGGATCGCACCGCCGGTCGAGCTGTCGGCCGCCGAAGGCTGGTTGCCTCGGCCGAGCTGGAGCGTGGCGTTGCCGGCGAGGTCGAGCGCCTCTTCGCCGATCATCGTCGCCCAGAGCACGTTGGTCTGCTCTTGCGAGAGCAAATCGACGAAGCCTGCGGCGGCCAACTGCGCCGCGCGCGTCACGCTGCCATCCAAGCCGAGCTGCTTGTAGATGGCGAAATAGTCCGCGGTCCCCGTGGTCTGGACGCCGCCTCGGTTGCCGTCCCCCAACCCCAGGTCGATCTGGCCGGTGTTCACACCGGTGAAGGCCTTCCAATATGCCTGGATCGAGCCATTCGCCCCTTTGCGCGGGATGCGATTGCGCAGCGGCGTCAGCACCGGGAAGAGAACCTTGGCGACAGGCTCGAGGTCGATGTTCTGCATGCCAGCTGGCCACGAACCGGGCTGTGAGAACGCTTTTTCGATATCGATGTCGGCGAGGATGGTCGAGCGCATCAGGGCGATGGTATCGGCGGTGATAGCTTTCAACGGGGAAGGCATGGCTTTTCCTTTGATGATCAGCCAGCCAGGCTGGCGACGAGGTTGTGGCGGAGCAGTGCGCGGGCCTTTTCGATGCCATCGGGCATCGCCGCGATTTGGGCGCGCTGGTCGGCAGCAGGCGGAGCACCGCCATCGTTCTCACGCGGAACGTTGAACAGACGCGGGCCGCCGCCGGCCGGCATCGCCTTCAACACCTCGATCTCGGCCTCGGCCGCCGTCGCTCGGGCGCGGACCTGGCGCAGATTGTCGCTGACGGATGCGAGGCTGCCGGTGAGCCGGTTGATCACGGCCGCCTGATCGGAGACCACGCCGAACGCCTTCGCGACGTCGTCGTCATCGACCGCAGCGGCGACGGCCGCGACGGTTGGCAGCGACGCCATCAGCGTCTGTAGATCGGCGACCGCTTCGGCGCTCTCCTCGCCGGCCATATCGGTCAGCAACTGCGCGCCGGTGGCCAGCCAAGCGGCCAGGCGGGCCGGAATGGTCGAGCCGTCGTCTTCTTGAGCCGCCTCAAACGTGACGGAACTCGCAAGCCAGCGCAGGTCGGAAATCAACGAGGCGAACTCGGCGACCTGACCCATGCCCTTTTGAACCAGCACAACCGCGCCTGCGGCGGTCAATGCGGCCGGCAGCGTCAGGCTCAACTCTTCGGCGCGACGCACCAGATGGGCGCGAACGTCATCCGAAGCGCCCGTGGCCTTCTCGACAGCGACAACCGCCGCGTCCAGATCGCGCTGGCTCAGCACCGGCCAGCTGCCGTCCGGCATCGCCTCGCCGAGCAGCGCCATCGAGCGACGCTGAACGCCGGAGACCAGATAGTCGCCGCCTTCGCCGAACGCCTTGGCGATATTGTCCGCCGGCATCACCAGCAGCACGGCATCGCGCGCCGCTTCCCCGTTGGGAGCGGCATCGGAAAGCGCCTTCGCGACATCGAAACTGACATCGATGTCGAACATCGACTCCTGCTCGGCGAATGCGACCGGCTCTTCGCCGCCAGCAGCCTTGACAACCGTGAAGACCGCGTCGGCCTGCGCCGGGAAATCGACGAGCGACGTTTCCATCATCGCCGTGAGCGCCAGGCGCTTGGTCCCTGCCTGGTCGAGATAGCGCCGACCTTTGCCGCCGGGCGAAATTCCGGTGTAGACGCCCTTTTGGACCTTCGCCCATTCGTCGGGGTCGACCACCTCGATCTCGAAGTCCACCGTCTTGGCGACGTCGTCGAATTCAAGATTGACCACCCGGCCGGCGGCGATGCGCGGATTGTGCTGGCCGCGCACGTTGCCGAAGCTCAAGCCGCCGCTCGCGGCGTGCTGCGTCTGCGACCACGCCTTGATCACCGGCGCCGACGCCGCGTAATCCAGGCTGTCGCCTTCGCGGTCCAACTTCTCGGTGAGGCGCGCGAACACGCGCTGACCTTCTTCAAGCGCCTTGTAGATCGGGAAAATCAGCACGCCAGCCTCCGGTCGAATACCGAGGGGCACAATGCGAAAATGGGCGCGGATTATTCAGTCTGTCCGATGCGACCTATTTCGCGAAATGACGGGCCTCAAATTTGCCCGTACAGCGGCCTTTGCATTTTAACGGAGATGACGCGCGGCTGCGGCCACCCCCCACCTAGAACCATCGCTTAAAATCGCTTACGGGGCATATTGATGGTGCGCGGGATATCAGACGGCGGCTCGATCCAACGCGGCCAGCGCCGTCGCCTGGAATGGCAGCAGCGCCAGGCGCTTCGACCAGCCGCCGCCGTCGACCGACCAGCTCGTCATGCGGGCCATCGCATTGATGCGCAGGGCATGGAAGCTCGCCGCGATTTCATCCTCGCCGGCCACGGCAATATGGGTCCGCACGGATTTCAGAGTGGTGTCGCCGATCGCACCATCTTCGTTGACGCCGACGATCTCCTGCAGCCATCGGCTTCCGCCTTTGACGCCATTGTTGAAGCCGCTGTCCGCGACCAGCAACGCGAGGCCAGCCGGCATCTCATAGGCGCGCAGGCGCAGCATATAGGCATAGTGGAAGAGCTGCTTGCCCTGGTCGAGCGTGAGGTCTTTCACCATGGCTGGATAGGTCGCCCGCAACTCCGCTGGCAGATACCCAAGGTCGTCCGCATAGGCGGCGCTGCTGAAGCCCCAGCGCGTCCCGCCCAGCACGCCCTTGCCGATCAGACCGCCGGTCCAGTTGCCGCTGTCAGCCTGATCCATCGACAGGCCGCCGTTGTCGCACAGGAAGGTTCCCAGGCCGACCTGCTTGCCCGACCAGGAAGCCGGGCTGGTTGGATCGGCTCCGACCTCGTGCCGCTGGATCGCGCCATAGATGCGATCGAGGCGGACTACGTCAGTGATCGCCATGGTCGATATCTCCATTGCCCGGATCGGAAGCCGGCGCCACGCCATGCGGCAGGCGCTGGCGGTGCTTCCATCCCAGGCGGTTGAAATTGGCTGCCTGGCGCTCGCTAAGCAGCGCCGGATGGACGTTCGCGTTCTCGGTGATGAACCGGGCATCGGCCGTGTAGAACGGCAGTTGGAGACGGCGGAGCGCCTTCTGCATCATCGTGAAGCGGAGCATCTCGCTCGGCTGCATCTGCTGCGCTGAATTGCGTTCGAAGCCGGGCATCATCGACCGGGTGGTTTGCTCGGGAAGCGGTCTCATTCTGAAAGCCCCCTTAACGTTGAATTTGCATACTCGATTGGAGTAGAGTGTCCGTGTCCCGCTCCCCGGCCGCCGTACAGCCAACAGAAAGCGGTCAGCGTAGACGTCCAGCAGGGGTTACCCCTGGGATGTTCATCGGGACACTTCTCCCTCACTTCTTCGGCGTGTAGGCGGTCAGCACCCAAGGCGCTGGCGTGCCGTTGCCGCCTTTCTCAAGCACCAGTCGGTCGCCGTTGTGCTCGATGATCCAACTGCCGAGATGGTCCTGGTGTCCCTGGCCCTTCGCGATAGCCTCGGGAATGCGGTTGATGAGGGCAGTTCCATCAACCCCCTCATGCGATCGCTTGTTGATGATATGGGCCAAACCAAAGCCGCCCTTGTCGCGTGCCGTGCCGTTGGTGTGCCCCCATAGGAATGACACCGGGCCGACCTCGGACTGCATCGCGTTGACGCGATTGGTCTTCCCCTGCATCGCTTCGGAGATCGCCTTGCGTCCACGCTGAATTTCACCGTCGACATCCGCGACGGCTCCGCCGGCCACCCACTTTCCGTTGGGGCCACGCGGCTGATCCGGACTGAACGCTTTCGAGACGCTCCCGCCGACAACCGGCGTCAAGGTGCAGTAGCAGCTCGGATGAAACGGCGTCTGGAAGCCTGCCGCCCAGCTATCGTCGAGCGGGATCGCGCCCTCCAGGACAGCGCCAGTGCAGACCAGGCAGTGGTTCTCATTCTGACCGAGGATCACGCGCTTCTGGATATTCACGCCGAGCTTGGCGGCCTGACGCCAGCCCTCAATGTTGCCGGCGGTCGACGACCGGGCCAGTTCGGTGCGGGCGATCACCCAGGCGCGGTCGGCGCTGAAGGTGTAATCGGAGGCGATAGCGTCGGCGAGGCGCTTGGTGCTCCAACCCTCGGCCTGCGCCTGGACGACCAGTCGGCGGAGATTGTCCCGCGTGGTCTGCTCCACGCCGCTCACCAGTTCGGCGGCCTGCGCCTGCGCGGCTGCGACGGCGCGCGGGTTGGCCAGCCTCGTTGCATCCAACATGATCTGCGACATGCCGCCGCCGCTGGCCGGCTTGCTGGCGACGCTGATGCCGATGACCTGGCCGAGTGTCGCCTCGCCGGCCGAGACGCCGCCGATCGCCGCCTCCTCGAGCATCTGCACGGTGCCGGACTGCACGACTGGCCATGCCATTGAGCGGATGGTCTGGTCGATCGACGCGTCGATCACATCGTCCGATGCCGGCGGCGTGGCGGCGGCGGTCGGGTCAGTGGGGTCTGACGCGGCATCGTCGCCGGCCGCCTTGGCCACTTCGACGGCTGTCGGAGCGAGATGCGAAAGCGCCTTCGCGGCCCGCGCGCCCTCGTGAGCGAGGAAGACTTGCCAGATCGCCTGCAGCCGCCCTTCACCTTTCGCGGCCTTGGTCAGGAGCTGCTCCTCCTGGTCCGCCTCGGTGCCCTGCTTGCCGTCCATCGTCGGGCCGCCGTTGTGTCCGATCTGCGGCGCGGGTTCTGGCTTCGGCGGTTCGATGGCGACCGATAGCGGCACCGCACCGGTCGGCGTGAAGATCAGCGGGGTATCGCCGCCAGGGATCGGCTCGCGACCGATGTCGGCGCGGACTTCGTTGATCAGGAGCACGCCGTTCTTCATGTAAGTCGTCGAGGTGACCGCCTGCTCCTGCGGGTTGGTCTCCTCTTCCTCGTGCCAGGCGAATTCGATGTCGGTCCACCCCCAGCCGACCAATATGCAGCGATTGATGAAGGACTTCACCCAACGCCGCAGCGGCGCGAGCCCTTCCGCGTTGGCCATCGCCTGCGCGGTCTCGCCGGTGCCCCGGTTGGTCTCCTTCACGAACGCCTGCGGAGAGACCGAGAAGGCATAACAAACGACCCTTGCCAACCATTCGTCGAACTCGTCCTTCAGAACCGCTTCCTTGAGCTGCTTGAACGACGACGCCGCACTGGCGTGCATGAACTTCACCTTGCGGCGCTGCGAACCATCGCCGGAAAGCAGTTGATTGAAGCGCCTGTCGTAATCCTCGACCTTCGACGACGACCAGCTATCGGGCAGGCCGACGACGGCGTCCGGCATCGAACCCGAGGTGTAAAAGTCGAGCTGGAAGGACTGCCGGCGCAGCGCGATGTTGGCGGTCCAGGCCACCATCTGAACCGGCGAAAGGCCATACGCCTTATAGGTGCGCGGGGTGCGCGGCATGTAGATCAGCTCGTTGACGGCATAGTCGACGGCTGCCAGCCCATGCAGGCGCTGCTGATAAGCCGGCTGCGGCGCCATCGGCGTCCGGCCGAACTCGTCGAACTTCCGGACAATGGTCGCCCCGTCGACATAATCGAAGCCGTAAATCCCGCCATCGCGGGTCCGGCGCGGGTAGACGGTCGGCGCGTCGATCACCAGCAAGTCATCCAGGATCGCCGATATCCATTGGTCCCACGAATGCTCGCGATCCGGCATTTCAAAGAACTCGGTGAGCATCTTGATGCGCGGGTCGACGGTCTTACGGGCGGTCTTGTCCTTCATCTGGAAAGACCAGGTGAGGCCGGTGAGTTGATCCTTCCGCGTTCCGATCACCAACGCCATCACGTCGCAATTCGTCGCCAGCGCGCGCAGCTCGTCGGCCGAGATTTCCTCGTCGAGGCGCGGCGCCTGCTGCAGGTTGATCGACGGCGCATAGTCCCAGGTGCGCCCGGCGGCTTCCTGCGCCTGGGGCGCCATCGGCTGGCCGGGACCGAACCAGGTCGGCTTGCCCGTGATGGCGTATTTGACCGCCGTGACGGTGCGCGAGAATAGCGACGGTGGAACCTGGTTGTCGCTCATCGAGCCACCTTTTCTACTTCTTCAACTTCTTCTTCACCGCCGGACTGCTTCTCAAGCTGCTCTTTGAGCCACTGGAAGAGCCCCATGCTGTCCTCGATAATGTTCGGGTCGGCGCCAGCGATGCCCATGAAGTTCGCCCAGGCGCGGTCGGCGTGGCCGGCGGCGTCGCGGTCGGCGATCAGGCGCGGCGCACCGGTCTCCGGCGACACCTTGCGGATCTTGTGCAGGTCGGCGCGCAGCTCGGTGTCGCCATCCGGAATGCGGACGTGCCGGTCCTCGAAGTGCTGCTTCGCCGATTGGGCGACCGCCATGCGCACCGGCCCGATAAGATGCATCCCGTGCACCTTGTCGCTGCCGTAAAGCTCCTGCGCGTCTTCAACCGGCTTTTCGCCCATGCCGGTCTGATCCATCACGACATGCACGACGTTGTAGAAATCCATCAGCCGCGCGAGTTCGACGTCCTGCTCCGCGAATTTCGCGTTGCGCAGCACCGAGATTTCCCGCGTCCACAGCACGTCGCCGACCAGCTCCCACACCCAGGCGACCCAGAGGTCTTTCCGGCGCGCGATGTCGTTGCCGATGTAGCAGGGGCCGCCCTGATACTTCTCCGGCTTGCCGGCGTCGGGATGCTCGCAGGACGTGATGAGGTCGTAGCTCAGCCAGCTCGACGCCTCGTCGAGGAATTCCAGCAGATATTCCTGCCGCCACAGATCCTCGTCGCCGGCCGCCTCGCGCAACTCATCGATGTCGCGTTCGAGGCCGTCGGCGACCGCCTGGTTGATATCGACGGTGTGCTTTGACCAGCGGTTGCTTTTGATCGTCCACAGCTCAAAGAACCGATTGCCCTTGCCGTTCGGCGTGCTGGTGATGCGCAGCTTCAGGCCCGGCTTGGAGACCACCGGGAAGAGCGCTTTCCAGATCTCGCGGCTGTTCTCGTGAAAGGCGAACTCGTCGAGGAACACGTTGGCCGAGTAGCCGCGCGCCGTCGCCGGATTGGCGGGCAGCGCGGTAATGCGTGAACCGCCAGGGAAGACGACTTCGACCGCGCGATACTTGACCTTGTCGAGTTCGAGATCGAATTCCAGCAGCTCGCACGCCAAGCCATAAGCCTTCATGTGCAGCTTGACGCCCTCATTCATCGCCTCGAGCGCCTGGCGCTCGCCACGGCTGAGGATCACCCAGCGCGTGCGTCCGCCGCGCGCCTCGGCCTCCATGCAGTCGTCGACAATCTCCAGTGTGGTCGTAAAGGTCTTGCCGGTCTGGCGGGCGAACATGCCGATCTTCCACCGCGACTTATCGGCGATCCAGCGCTGCTCATAAGGATGGAGCAGCCCCTTCATGCTTCACCGGAATACAGCGCGCGGATGCGGGCGAGCATTTCAAGCGGGGTGAGTGGCGCGGCGCCGTCCTCGACCTCAGCCTCGACCTGGTCGAGCTTGGCCTCCATTTCCTTCCGGGCTTCCGCGCGCAGCTTCAACGTGGTGGAGAGATCGGATGCCTGCGCCTTGGCCAGGTCGTTCAGCGCCTTGGAAAGGAACGACACCTGCTTGGCATCGAACTTCGCGCCGTCGCCCGCGACCGACGCCGCCATCAAATTGGTGACGATCGCCTGGAGCACTTCGATGTTGAACCGCGCCCGCCGGCCTTCCGGTTCGTCGCCCAGCCGGCGCGTCAAAATTTCGGCTGTCGACCTGGAGGTATGGAGCAGATCGGCGAGCTCCTCGAGCCCCTGGACATGGCGATGCAGACCGGAGCGGCTCGGCATGCCGTCCGCGTCCAGGCCCATCTTCTTCAGGTAGACCAGGATTTCATCGAGCGTGTGACCGTCCTCGCGCAGGCGGCCGATCGCGTCGCGGAACTCGAGAGGCAGACGGTCGATCTTGCTCGGGCGCGGCATCAGCTCGTCGCCTTCCAGGCCGACTGCGCAACGCCCTGGACTTCAATGCGGCCCTCGGCAGCCATCCGGCCGCGCTCGGACAGCCGCATGACGCGGACGTCCTCATACCACTCCTCGGTGAGACACCCGAAATGCACCAGGTGCTCGAGATCGGCGCGGTAGGTATCAGGCGTGTCACGCGCGAAACCGCCATGCTCAAGGCCAGTGAAGATCACCTCGGCGCTTCCCTCGCCGCCGACCTTGATAAGCAGGCGCAGGATAAAGACCCGGCGCGCCGCCTTCCAATCGTCCTGCACACTCATCGCGGCGCACTCTTCAGCTGGGCGTCGATGATGACATTCAGCGGGCGCTCGATGCGCTCGAGGATGTCATGGACGCCGGTGATCTTGGTGTTGAGGTTTTCCATGCCGCCTTCGACACGCGTCTGGCGCTCGACCATCTCGGTCCATTGCCGCTGCGTCGGCAGTTGTTTGACGTCTGCCTCGAGTGCGGTGATCCGCTCGGATTGATCGTCGATCTGTGCGCCGAGCGGCTCGAGCGCCTCGTTCAGCGCCCCATGGGTGACGAAGGAATTGCGCACCACGAACGCGGCGGCAGCGACGACGAAGGACAGTGCGCCACCCACCAGGGAGAGCAGCTCGATCCATGTGCGGGCGTTTTCGGAGAGGGTGAACATAGCTGCGCGTCCTCACTGGCCGCCGATGGGCGACGGCCGATCCGGCCATCTCCAGCCGGAATTCGCGGGATCGAGCGCCACGCCCTTCGGCATCTTGGGCAACAGCACCACCGAGTTGCGCACCTGCGGTCCGACCGCGTCGAGGAAAACCGTCAGGTTGACGCAGGTGTCGCTCCACACCCGCGTGATGATCGCCGGGTGCTCGCGGGTGCCGTTTGTGCCGTCCATCCCTCTGAAGGAGTGGTCGAAGGACTGACTGCTCAACTCGAAATCGCCCTCGCGGTAGATCACGGTGCGGCCAATGGTCGGGGTCACTGCGCTGTCTCCTTGAGAGCGGATAGGATGGTCTCCACACCCGCGCGCACGATGCCGATGTCGTGATCGCCGGGGGTGAACGGGTTGGCGCCCGGCCAGGGATCGGCGCTGTCGAACAGCTGCCATTGGCCGGGATCGCGGTGAAGGAAGAGCGTCGCGCAGGGCGGGTGAAGCAACCCGTCGGCCAGCGGAGGCCATGCGAAAAACATATCGCCAGCATGCACGACCGTGAACAGCAAAGGCAGGATGTCCGCATTGGCCTTCCAGAACGCGGCGTCGCCAGCCTTGGGAGGCTCGAACGCTGTGATCGAGAAAATCAGCTCGGCCGACATGACAGACGGCATGGCATGCGCGCCCTGGCCACCCAAGGAATGGCCGCGCACGCGGACTTTCCGCGAACCGACCATGGACTTGAACCAAGCCCAGATGCGCGTGATCCGGGCGAGCGCGCCCGCTGGCACAAAGCCGCCGGCGGCAGCTGTCGGCCGGAAGTAGGCGTCCTGCGCCAGATCGGTGAGATGCTGCAGGAACGTGCCTTCGGAGAAGCGCGTGCCGGTGATGATCAAATCGAGGCCGCCATCGGGAGCGATGACTGCCACGGCCTGCGCGCCATCCTCCGACAGGCGATCCAGAACAGTGCAGCCCAATGCCGCGAACGCGGCGCGGGCCGCAGCATCATCCGCGATATAGCTCGCCTCGCATTCGCGGGCGGCGAGCAAGAGATCGTGCCAGTCGATCTGCATCACAGCGCTCCCACGGCATGAAGGGCGGAGCGCGAGCCGGCGAGCACCAGGCCCCAAGAGGTCAGGGAGAGTGCGGCGATCAGCGCCAATGACACGCGAATGCTGAGGCGCATGGTCATGCTCCTGCGGCTGGCAGCCGAAGCCGCCAGCCGGCGCTGAGTTCAGTTGGAGGAAGCAGCCGGAGCGGGAGCGGCGGGAACAGCACCCGGCGGGACAGCGACTGCGGGGGGCGCAACGACCGGCGCGGCGCCCATCATCGCTCCAACCGGAAGGCCCCCGCTGGCCTTGCAGGCCGCGATGATGGCGGGGTGCAAGACTGCCTGGTCGAGCACGACACCGCCTTCAACCAACGGCACGGCCCCAGGCTGAATGCCGGTGGTCACCGGCATCGCGAGCGGGACAAGCATTGGCTGCGTCTGGGCATCGGCGGCGCAGAGCACCGCGTTGACCTGGGCGAGCTTCAGCGAAACGTCGGCGCTGATCTGCGCCGGGGCCTCCGTCGCCGTCACGGGTGCGCCGCCGGTCGGCGCGCACGCGGCCAGCGAGAGCCCTGCGACCAGAACAAGCATCGCTGCGACAGTAGCACTGGCTCCCTGCGGGGCGGGATCAGCCGAGCCGGTGGGCGGCTGCACGACGATGGCAACGCCCTTATTGGCCGGCGGCGGCAGCGCAGCGAGCACCGCGTCTTCGATACTGGCCAGCTTCCCGGCGATGAACGCGGGCGAGAACTGTGGCGAGCCGACATAGGCGCGGAGGTTGGCGATGAGATGCACAAAGCCATAGGCGCTGACGTAGGCCGGCGAACTGTCGGCAGTCGGCGCCGGCATGATCCGCAGAACGGCGGTGGCGGTGAACACGCTGGCGACGACCCAGGGCAGGACGTCGGCCAGCGTAAGGGAGTGGTAGAGCGCGATTAGGTTGTCCATGACGGCAGGCTCCATCGGGAGAATTGACCGATGGAGATTGCCTCGCGCGCACATGGCGCGGTCAGACTGTCCGATGCGAACTATCGGGCGGCTTAAGCAGCCCCTAAGCGGGGTCTTCGACGTCGGTAAGGCGCATGCCGCGCGGCGCAAGGCGGAAGCCGAGATCGAGCTGCCCGTCCATGCGGTCCGCCGGCCGGGGCGGCTGGCGGGATGTCGGGAGCGACGGCTGCTCGACGGCAGATGAACCGGAGAGCCGGTTCTTCACGCAGTAGAATTTGGCGATGTCGACGGCGAGCTGGCTCACCTCCAGCTCGTTCGGGTCGAAGTCCTGCAGCATCTTCCAGACGTAGCGCTGGGTGAGCCCGACGCGGTCGGCGATCTCGCCCGGCTTCATGCCGCATTTGCGCAGCACCCGGCAGTCCATCCAGTTCAGGAAATAGCTGGCGGTCGGCACGATCCAGTAATCCCGGCCCAGCGTTGCCTTGATCAGGATCGCGGCCTGCAACCCGACGGCCTGGGCGAGCGGGTGGGCGCTATACATCGTCCGCGTCAGATACACCCGCTTGCCGCCGAGCTTGCGCGCGACCTGCACCGCGTAGACCGGGCCGACCGCCTTCGCGACCTCGGCCAGCGTCTCCGGCAGCGAGTAGATCGTGCTCTCGAGAATGCTCATCGCTGCGGCCCTCCCGGCAGTCGGTATGCGGGCGGCAAGATGGTGATGATCTGGGCGGTCGACGGCGAGTAGATCACCCGCACCGCAGCGCCCTGCGGCATCCGCAGCAACCATGTCTCGCGGTAGCCGTCGCCGCGCGAGATCAGCACCGCCAGCCGGCTCTCGCCGATCACGGCCGCGATGATGTCGCGCACCATCAGGTCGAAGTCGCGGCCAGACAGCTCGACCCCGTAACGTTCGAGGGCGCGGTGCTGAGCGTGGTGGCTGCCGCAGTGCATCAGCGCACCTCACAAAAATTGTGAGCGGGGCGGAGGTGCCGCTCGTCGCCAAAGGCATCTATGGTTTCGGAAGCAAACCGGAGAACGCCGTCATGAAGTTTGTTGTTATCGGAGCAGCGCTGATGCTCAGTGCTTGCGCTGCAGTTGGTTCTTATCGAGAAGTCCAGAGGCGCGACGCGGAAGGGATGAAGACCGCACCGTTCGAAATTCTCTGCTGGATACACAACGAAAGCGACAATCCGCTTGTCACAGCCGAACTGCACCGCCGCAACGTGATCAGGCCGCAGATGTGGTCGGCGGTCGATGCTCAGGTCGGAATAGTCGGAATGAACGAGACGGAATTGCAGTGTGCGCTGCCGGCGGAGAGGGTGAACACCATGATTGTCGGCAACGAGGTCCACGTTCAATGGAAGGCGCGCGGCGCTTATTACTTCACCACCAACGGCGTTGTGACCGGCATCAGCTACTGACGAGATATGGCCAAAGGGGGGCACAGATCTGTGCCCCCCTGCGCCGCTACGGACGCAATTCCGCGTCCATGATGCCGCCAGCAGCATTTTCCAGTCGTTCACCGAGCATCTCGATGATGACCGAAAGCCCACCGACAGCGTCGCTGCGAAGATCGGGCTCCTCAGCGAGCATGCGGCCCAGCGTGCGTAGAGCGGATGAAATCCGCACCGCGCACGTGGCGGCCTCAGACAGCATTCGTCCCATCGCCGAGCAGATCGCTGCCGCCATCCCACGGGAGAGCCTGCTGCACCGGCGGCTGCCATTTCAGTGTTTCCGGTGAGTAGCCCAGCCGCCGCGCCCGCTGATACAGGGAGCGCAATGACCGGTTCTGCTCGGCCATAACGGCCACGATGGCGTTGCGCTCGCGGCGCAGCGCGGTCAGCGGGCCAACCTCCGGGATGCTGCGGTCGCCGCGCAGATATCCGTCGATGGCCTGCGCCCGCAGTTCGTCCGGCAGCGCCTGCAATTCGCGCAGCATGACCTGCGTCTCGGTCGGCAGCGGGGCAATCGGCGTGCGCGGGCCGACGCGGGTGCGCCCCTCCATCAGATCGAGCACCCAGCGGCGGAAAGCTTTC